ATTACCAACAAATACTTTAAATACCCTTCTTTCAGGTGCTCTAGATGTTCTATAAATTAACATAGCATCTTCGGCTAGTAATAATTGTTTCCAAATACGACGTATTTTATCTAACATCGAAGTACCGTAAGGTAATTTTCTATCATCACCTAACAATCTAAAATGTGCAACTTCCCAAGCTTGGAATTCCATATCCTTATTTTTCCATTGAAATCTAAGTTCTCTAGATGGAGATTTTGAATCCATTTGTTGTCCAGGATTTTTTGTAGACGCACCTTCAATTCTTTCAATTTCTATATTAGGTAATTGTTGTACACCCACTATCCCTTTCTCAGGGTCAATTTTTAAATAAACAAAGTCATCCCCGTATTTACATAATCCTCTCGCCCACATCTGTAAATTAGTGTTAATGTCCAATTTATCTATGAATAGGTCAGTAAGAATTTTTTTAACTCTATCAGATTCGGAATAAATTGTTAAAATGTCACCCTTTTCGGATAATGTTGTAGATTCCTCAGCGTATATATCTAACGCCGCCGATATCTCAGGGGTAAATTCCATAGATTCGTAATCATAATACGCTGCCATCCTATTCGGTTCGTAATAAACCGATTGGTTGTACAATGATTGGTCTAATTTTGTCCATTTATCCGCAATGTACTGACTCTGTTGAGCTTGTAACATTGCCTTTTCGTACTCTTCTCGACTATCTGTCTTTAGTATCTCATCTTTAGAGAAATTAAACGATGGACTCTGTTCTTTCTTTACCTGTCCTGGGTAACCGAACATCCTTGTTAATTTCTGAAAAACTGTGTTGTTGTCTTCTGCCATTGTATATAAATAGTTTTCTTTAGAAATATAAACTTTTTTATTTGATTAATGAATGTTATTTAGATTTACCAAATAACCAAGAATATTCCATATAACTATCTTTAGGTACATTATGTGGATTATCTCTGTGGAAAAACGTAGGGTCAGTGGCCATTGCACCAATAGGGTCTAGAGATGTTCCGTACGAGTAATGTGATTTATTAACCTCGTATGTTCTCTCCGACATTGTCCAAGATTCTAACATCGCTTTATTAGCGTTCTCAGTTTTTTGAAGTTGTGAGAAACATATGTCACCAGCATAAAGTGCCATTGACATACTCATAATAGCATCATCGTGAGCCCCTTTCATATGGTCTGGTCTACCATTCATATAAACAAACGTGTTAAGTTCATTTAACAACCTATTTGACCTTACTTGGAATCCTTTTCTTAATGACTCTTCAAATGCCGCAACAATTTGAGTTCTTTTATTATTGAAGTTAAGTCCTGGTATTTTATCTAACGCCTTTTTATTATATTCCCATATATTTTGGGTATTAATACCATCGACATATAAATTTTTGTAATTTAACTCTTGTAGCTTTCTAGATGTCGCAACACCCATACCACCTGTGATATCAATAACAATAAATGCATTACCGTATAGTATTCCCCATTTATAAGCTATTGCAGCCAAATCATCGGGGGGTATCTTCCCGATATATTCGGCAACCTGTTCTCTTTCGTCAAAATCGATAATATTAATAGAAGAAAAATCCTCACTATCACCACGACTGACGTCGACCCCCATAATATATCGATGTTCGTTAACGGGCTCTTTCCATTGCCAAAAAGTACCTTGCATATATTTTTCTTTGGGAACCCTAATCATATTCTTGGAAATATTTTCTTGAACTTCACCAGGAATAACCCCATCCCCAGAACCTAAGAAGTCACATTCTAACTCCTGAGCAATTTTACGTCTATCATACTTGAATTTTTTAGACATCGACTCAAACCAAGATGAGAATGGTTTATACCCTTGTTCCTCTAGTTCTTGATACTTCTCAATATCAAAATCATAAATAACAATTTCATCGTCATTATACTGTTCTCTATTTAACATATAGTGACATATATCACCACATTTAACCCAACGTAAGTCTTTGGTATATCTCGGGTCTTTAAACCATCTTAAATCCGTGATGTGAAAATCATTTATTCCACGTAAAGCTTGATCATATACACCATAATATATTGGGTCATATCCATTTGGTGTTGATACCAATATAATTTTACCTCCCGTAGAAAGTGATGCCATAGATGCTGCCCAAAAATCCTCACCCGCCTCAATATAGGCGGCCTCATCAAATACAAGTATCGTTGGTGTATAACCACGTAAAGCATCGGCGGATGTTGCAACTGCCTTAACTTCACAACCATTATTTAATCTAAACCTACTTTCTGAGTTTTTATCGGGTGAAAACCCAACATTTAACCATTCTGGCCATTGTTCTAAGAAATGTCGAACTTTATTGGCCATCTCAACTGCGGTATCTTTCTTATTTGCAATAAGAAGTACTCTTTCAGGTTCATCGGGTTTTGCTGTTTGTAATTTTTTAGAAATCCAAGCTGCGGTTACGGTTGTAACACCCGCCTGTCTATACTTTCTAGTAATGTTCTCGTTATATATTTCATAATCTTTAACAAGTTGTACTTGGTCAGGAAATAACTCTAACGGAACGTATTTCTTTTGTGTATTATCGTATGTAGTAAGATACGTCCTTAACGCGTAAGGGGCGTCTTTGATAATTCTCGCGTATTCAATTAATTGTTCTGCTCTACTATTCATATTAGATAAATACAAAAAAAGGTGGTAAAACTTACCACCTTCGTATTATCTTGTTTGAAAAGGACTTTCATCATCCTCATCATCTTCATCATCAAAATCAATATTCCCTTTAATTCCTAATGAACTAAGGAAGTCATTTATGTCATCCGATTCACTTTCATCTGTAACATCTTCCAAGTCAGATCTAAATACTGAAACGGCATCTTCATAGTCTTGGTCGTTAAACATCTTATTAATTCCGTCCATTAACTCGTTCATTAATCTTTTACCTTTATCCGTTCCTTGTAAAACCTCACGCATAAAGACTAAGAATTTTTTAGCTGGTAATTTAAAAATTTCAACTAATAGATAGTTTTGTAATTCTCTTTTATTCTCATCAACCACAATATCTTCCGGGAATTGAACTCTAAGTCTATCCCATATTGCAGGTCCCAATCTTAAATCCCACATTTCCTTTTCTAAAGTATCTTCAGAAGATTCTACCTCATCGTAAGCATCTTCATCTTCAGGTCTACCTTGAATTGCGAATAGTTCCAACACTCCCTTTATAAGTTCGTGAACTAATACGGGGAAATTAATACCTCTAGCAATTACCTTCGCCACACCATCTTCATCTTCAGGTCTCTCAACTTGTTCTTTACCCGCACCTGAAGAACCCATACCTTTTATCGTCTCATCACTTAACTGCCAATAACTTAAATCGTTAATTGACATCATAATACCGTACAACTCAATTAAGTTTGGATTACCAGTAATACGTCCTATTTTCTCAGGGACTAAATGATACATAAAATGACCTTTATTTGCCGCACCTTGGATAATACCATTAATTAAACGTCTTTTAGCCTTCTCAACGTCTAAATTTTGAAGTTCATTAAAAAGTTCAACTTCAACACCCAAGTCAATATCGTTATCCACATCAACCTCTTCAGGATTTTCTTCGTCGTCACCATCTCTGTTAAAATCATCAGTGGTTACTTCACCCATCCCAATAATTTTAGCATCAAATTCGACTGATCCTTCAGGGATACCCATTTCTTTCATAACAACTTCAACTGCCAATCTCTCCAATTCTTCTCTGTGATTAGATTCAACTTGAACAATTGTGTTGTGGGCATCCATCAATGTTACTTGTAGACTCATTAGGTTACGGTCCATACCCTTAACGGTTGGAGCGTCTCCCACATATCTTCTAAGTGTGGTCATTAATTGTTTGTATCTCTCAGAAGCTAATACTTCTTGGAAATTCTTATTTGGTTCGTCACCTGTCTTAGGAAGTGGGACTTTTTTAAATGGAGTTTCCCCCTGTTTTAATTTATCCTGTAATCCTTGGTCAGGTCTATCTTCGGTATCAAAATCCATTGCCATCTCTTCTAAATTTTCTTTTAGCAAAGATAGAAAATCTTTTTTAGATATTACCATTTATTTATCTTCTTTTAATGCTTTTGGTTTAGGGTTTTTACCTGGACCTGGTTGATAAGGTGTTTTTGGTTTAATGCCTGGATTTGTTTTTGGTTTTGTAGGTGCAGGTTTTGTTGTTGGTTCCGCATCAACAGTCTCAGTGTTTGATATAACGTCATAAGACATAAATTCAGGAATACCGTTATGACCCTTTTTAACTTTTGAACCGACTTCTTGTTCTTGCAATTTAATTTGTATCATTTCCATAATTTCATTTTTTGATGTAAAACTATGAAAATTTTTGTTAGCAACATTAGAAACCCACTCTTTTATGTTTTTCTTTTCTTTATTCTTCTTTAAAAGTTTAAAATCTTCTGAGTCAATTTTACCATTCTTGTTCTTGTCGATTTTAGTTTGGTCACCTTTGAGTTCTTCACCAACTTCCTGTTCGTAAGTTACAAATGGTTTCTTTTCTTTCTTAGCCGCCTCGATAGATTGTATGTCGTCTTTTGGGATGTTTATAGTTTCTTCCGAAAATATTCTTACCGCCAAATCATTTAATTGTTTGTCGTTGAAGTTAAGTAATGTTTTTTCTGAAAACCCTTCATTTAATAAGGATTTAATTATGTCGTTTCTTTTCATATTTCTTTGGATTTTATTTCTTCTTTTAATAATTGGTATTCCCTCTGTTTCAATTTTTTAGAAACTGACTCTAGACTATCACCGAATCTAAACGTTAACCTTTCAAATTCATTATCAAAATCGAATTTTTCCCAAGCTAACGCAACCACACCATCTACAGCATCAATAACTCCGAAATAATCGGAGTCTTGAACTAATTCTAATTTTAAATCTGTGTTTTTTAATAACCCCACTAAATCAACATACTCAATTTCTGGTGATTTTGAAGTTGAAACTGCGGATGCTGGTATAACGAACCATTCTTCAATATCTAACTCAGTTGACGTACTAAAGATAAACTCATATTGTCTCTGACCTTTATAATCTGAACCAATCTCGTTAACATATATAAGGTTCATTTTATTTGAAATATTTACTTAGTGTTTCACCAACACTTCTATTGATTTCATTTTTAATTTCATCCAAATCAAGCTCTTGAATTTCATCTTCAGTTTCAGTTTCACCTAAGTCGGCATATTTCGATAAATCAATCTCCTCAACTTCACTATCACCACCAATTGGTGTATTGATAAAAGATTCTAAGGCATTCATTGAATTCATTGAATCAATTTCTGATAAATCGTCTTCAGACGGTACTTCCTCTTCATCACCCATCTCAGTATCGTCAGATGGAATCTCCTCTTCGTCGTTAAATTCTTCATCTCTTTCGAATTTTTTAGCGATATCTTCAATATCTTCCTCTTCTAAATTATCAAGATTTACTGCAGATATAATCATATTAAGAACATACTTAATATCATCACTTTCCATTTTTTCTTTTTGATCTCTTAATTCTTGACCAAGTTTACCCGCAAACTTTTGTACCTCAGCCATATAATCTGAAGGTTTTGATGACATTTCTGTCTCGTCTTCAGTATCACCACCCATATCATCAGTCATTGAATCCTCAGCACCCATATCGTCAGGCATTGGAGCTTCAGTATCACCACCCATATCATCAGGCATTGGAGCTGGAACGTCCACTGTTGGTTCTGAAATTGGAGCCTCTTCTTGTGGTTTATTTTGTTTTAATAC